TGTGAATATAGTTTTACAAATGGTAAATCTTCACCTTCGGGTGCAGGTAGAAATCTGATAACAGCATAACCGTTACCGCTTTTGTCTACATCTAACTTCCAGATACGGTCATCAGTGTTACCGCCCGTGTTGTTCATCTTCTCGACTTCTTTTACTAACTTTGCAGTAAGTGAGCCAAGTTTAGACTGTTTTTTTAGGTCTTTAAAAGACATTTGGATACCTCGGATAAATTGGATATTTTAGATAATTGGATTATAACAGATTAATAATCAAGTGTCAAGTTGTGTTCTCATATTGTCAATGGTATTTGACATACCAGAGAATAACAATGCCATATCAGTTCCCTCTGGGAAACCCATAAGTTCAACTGATTTTTGCAAATGTTTCTTGAGATCAACTGCTTCTGGATCATCAGATAAACTAATGCGAGTATACATTAGTTTTTGTTTTTCTAATAATTCAGTAAGTTTTTCAATGTGTTCAACTTTATCTTCACGACTAAAAGTTCCAAACTTCATTGCATTCTTGTAAATAGAAAGTTGCAAATCGTTTATTTCTTGTAGTTCTTCACGAACTATGTCGGAGTCAAAAAAATTACTCATACGATTTCCCGTAGTATTTTTTTAAAGTTGAATACATTAATATTTAGGAAAGGTTTATACTTCCTTATTTTCATACTTACTGTCTCCCACACGGGATCAAGTAATTTCTCATCAAACTTTTCTGAGAATGAAAATATTATATCATAGATAACAAAAGTTTCAAGTGAGATGTCCCCACCTAGAAATCTTTTCAATATAATAGGGTGTCCACTCTTACATTCAAATAAAGTATCAAGTTCATTTTCTTCAAGTAATTTACTGGACTCCTCTTTAAAAAGGTATGAAATACTCTGTTGTCTTCTCACCCAATCTGCATAAGTTCTCTCACCAGAATTGATAATCTCTCCTATCCATAGGTTTTTTGGATTATCTGTGGTTACAAAGTTAGCGAGTAAAAAGTCAACTATCTGTTCATCAGAGTATTTTCTCGATGTTTTCTCGAACCAATACTTATCTTTCCTTTTATTGAAAGATGCCATAGTTGCACGAGATTTACCACCATATCTAAAAAAGTCATACTTACGGTTTGTAAAATGACTTTTCATTGATAGATATGACTGGTAGGTTTCAAATGGAGTCACTTTCATCATCTTCCTCTTCACTATCTAATTCTGTAATTGAGTCCACAGGTACTTCTGCTTCTCCTATTCGATACCAATGTTGGTCAACACCAATACTATCAGGTCTGACCCCTAAGTATTGTAAGTCAGAAAAGGTATGCTCACGAAGCATCGCTTGCAATCTCCAATGAATTAATTCTGATTTTTTCATTATAAAGGCAGTTTTGCTCTTGATGTAGGTTTCATAAAATTAAGACGGGTTGCATCCCATTTTAATCTTTCTTTTAAAGGTTTGGATATTAACTTCGATACTGATTCTACCTCAATATTGTTAGTTTCGCAATAGTAACAGATTGCATCAATATAATTGAAGTCTTCTTCTTCAGCAACAATCTTTTCGATCTCGATTGCAAATTTAGATGGAGTCAAGAATTTATTCTCGATTGCCTGTTCTAGTTCTTTATTCGGTTCCATAGAGTTCCAGTTTATCTTGAATAAATTTGTTAATGTATTCTCCGAGGAGTTTGATATACTTTGCTTTGTTGTATTCTTCATAGACGATGCATTCTCCATTTTCACAGGACATAATAATTACTAATTTTTTAACAGATATACCCGTTAATTCATATAACATACAACCGTATGCCATACACTGGACAAAGTAATGTTCTATCCAGTCTCTTGGTTTTGGTTTTTTAGAAGTCTTAAAGTCGATTATCGCTAGTTCTTTATTGTATTCTGCAATGCAATCAACAGTTCCAGCAATGCCAAGTTGTTTACTATAGAGAGCACCCTCTAAAGCGTAAATATTATTTATGTTATTAATTTTCCCCTTGGCGACCTTAAACAGAAAATCTGAAATTGGAGGAACCTTTGGTAACTCCTCATCATTATATAGATGATGTTCAGTAAGGGTATGAAAATCAGTTCCACGGGTAGTTGCTGCCTTTGTAATTCGGTCTGCTTCCTCATTACCAACTCTTTTTCTCCAATCCAGAAATATCTGTTTGTTGAAGTGACTGGTAATAGATGTAATTGAAACTAATTTAATTAATTCATCTTCATCAGGTACGTTGTAATAACGTACTCCATCAATAGTTTCCCTTGATAACTTTGGAAGATCAATTTCTACATGATTAAACATTAAAGTCCGACTTCTAATTTTGCAATAATATATTCTTTGACAAGTCCAGAACGAACTATATCATCAATCCCATACTCTATTATATCAAAAGATGGCATTTTACGCAAGATGTTAAGAAAATCATGTATGCCATTCCTGTCATTTGTTTTGACCAAATCAGTTTGACTTGCATCTCCACAGAAAATAATTCGACTATTTTCACCAACACGAGTGATAATTGAGTCCAACTCATGGAAGTTAAGGTTCTGAAATTCATCAACTATGATGATTGCATTATCTAAAGTGGTTCCACGAATAAACGATGTACTCCAGAATTTTATACTATCTTGTGCCTTGAGATTACCATATAGCATCTCAAAATCAGCATCAGAAGGCATCTGAAACATGTATTTTACCATATTTTTGTATGGTATTTGGTAAATATCTGCTTTATCTTCATGATCACCAGGCAAGA